TGCATATACTATGTTTTTTGTTGTTTGTATGGTGACAGTATTTCCATCTTTTAGATTGAATGTCTCTAAAGTACTAGCTGGTATTGTTGCATATGTAGTTGCATCAACTTCATAATGATTTACGGTTTCTGTTCTTGTCAAAGAATCAGTTTTAGTTATTATTTTTTCATAATGATGTATTTGTGTTGTGGCGTTTGTAAATGAACCATATTTGCTATTGATATAAGATTCAAAATTAGTTGATGATAAAACCCAATCATAATACGGATCAATTATGTCATTTGCCAATAAGATAATCCAATGTTTATTTGGACTATCATAGTATTTTGATGCGATTATTTCTGGCGTTTCTCCATCTTGCACATCATACAAATAATACACTAAAGTTTGATTTTTTATACTTGAGAGCATATTGACACGAGATAATATATCCGTGACAATTTTCCTCTGTACTGGATTTTCTCCAGTTATACTATAACCAACTAATGTGAAATTTTCAAAAAATGCCATTAGTATCCCTTGTCTATCTTTTCTCTTGTAATTATGTCTAGTTCTTTAAATGATAATCTCATTCTTGTTTGTACGGGCATACCGTCATAAAAGGTGCTCCATTGTCCAGATGCTGCATAATCAACTTGAACATTTTCTAAAACACAAGAATTTATTCTTGGTATGTTTGTATTTTCTACAAAACTACCATCATTTGTTTTTCTCAAAAATGAAATATCAAAGTCTGATGGTGGAATAAACACAAGTCCTTCTAAGATTTGTTCTGGCGCTGAATGTCTTCTAAATTCATTAATTATGTCCCAAACAACATTAGCTTCTTGCTCATCTCTTGGAGAAAACATGAAATCGAAATTGAATGTTCTCAATGTCGGAGATACATAAAGAACTTCAATAATTGGATTTAGTGCAAATCCCATAATTTGAGCGCCAGTTTTAGCTACACTTGTTGCTTGTCTATCAATACTCGATAATACTCCCAAAGCTCTTGGTCCCAATAAAGCCGTTAATGCAACTGCTGCGCCAGCAGCACGTAAACCAGTTGCCAAAGTTCCAATTGTAGATTGTGCAGCAGATACACCAGTTGCTGCAGCAGTACCACCCAAACCAAATTTATCTATTAAACTAGGAGTTTCATATTGTTGTTTTGCATCATATACTACAGTTTCTGGAACATATAATGAAATAGCCCTTGCAACACGAGTTGTTCTTCTAGTCAAACCTAATAATTGATTTGCTTTAGTCGATTTATACCTAGGCGCTTGACCTTGTGCTATTATTTCTCGGCCGCGCGTAGATCCTGCTGACGGTTCTCCCGGTGCAGTTTCTATCGGCTGACTTAAATCCTTGCTATCTTGATGTACATTTATATTAAATAATAAAGCATGAGACAAAGTTTCTATGTCAGTAGGATAATTGAAAGAAGAAAACCCATATTTGCTACCCTGAAGTGTGGCTAAGGGTGCACCCCCTGCTCTAGGGGAAAGTCTACTCGACATCTAAATATTCCTAGTGTTATTTCTTATATTTATAATGTCATACAAGGGCCGATTCATACCAACAAATAGCAGCAAATATCGTGGAGACCCGACAAGAATCGTATATCGTAGCTTGTGGGAACGAAGGGTTATGGTGTTTCTTGATAATAATCCCTCTATTGTTCAATGGTCATCCGAAGAAATAATAATACCATACTTATCTCCCATTGATCGCAAAGTGCATCGTTACTTTCCCGACTTTTACGTTAAAGTAAAAGATAGAACAGGAGTAGTACGTGAAATGATTTGGGAAATAAAACCCAAAAAAGAATCTGCACCACCACAAAAAAGATCAAGAATAACACAAAAATACATTACAGAAGTTATGACATGGGGTGTTAATGAAGCAAAATGGAAAGCTGCACAAGAATATTGTTTAGATAGAAATTGGCAGTTTAAAGTTCTTACAGAGGATGATTTAGGAATCAAATAAATATTCATATGGCAATAATAGATAGATTACAAAGAGAACTGCAGAGACAAAATCTAGCCACAAGTTCAAGTAAGGCTAGACAATGGATCCGAAATAAGGTCAAAGATTTAACAAGTCTTAGATCAAACACGCTCATGCGTGATAGAAAACGTTTAGAGAATGATTTTGATCTAGGTAAAATGTATTTTTTTGTATATAATCCAAAATTACAAGATAAATTGCCATTTTATGACTTGTTTCCACTAGTTATTCCTATAGAACAGTATTCAGACGGATTTCTAGGTCTTAATTTACATTATCTTGCACCTGTACCAAGAGCAAAATTACTAGATGCATTGAGCGAATATGCTCATAGTAAAAAATTCGATGATAAAACAAAAATTGCTGTCACATATCAAATGTTGAAAAGAGCAGCCAGTAATGATATGTTCAAACCGTGTGTAAAAAGATACTTAACACAACACATTCAATCGCAGTTTTTAAAAATTGATGCTCCTGAATGGGATATAGCAATATTTTTACCAGTTGAAAGTTTCATTGGAGCATCTAAACAAAAAGTTTTTGCTAATTCAAGAAAGAAATATAAATGAGTAGTATAGAAACATTTAGATCTAGTATTAACAAATATACAGATCTTGCTAGAACTAGTAGATTTGCTGTCTTTATTCCTGAATCTACACTTAGTGATGAAGCTATACAACTTTTATCTCTTCGCTGTGAAGAAGCAGAATTGCCCGGAAGAGCATTTGCAACTTTTGAACACAGAACATATGGACCATTTCAAAAATTTCCATCATTAAGCACGTATAACGAAATGAGTTTGACTTTTTTATGCTCCGGAAATCGTGCGGGAGAAGAAGCATCTGGATTTCGCGAAAAAGATCTATTCGATTTATGGATGAAATTTATTCAACCATACAAACGTGGAGAAGTTATAAAACAATATATGGCAAATTCGGAATGGAATTTTAATTACAAAAGAAACTATCAAAGAGATATTCAAATTCTACACTATGATACAGTAGGAAAAGAAAATCGTCCGGTAACTGCACTTCCATTTTCTCCTTCTAATCAATTTGGTCAAACAAGAGTGACACCAACAGAAGTTAGAGAAGTGGGTCCACCTTCATCTGGAAATGTATTAAGTTATGGAGTTAAACTAATTAATGCATTTCCAACTTCAGTTAATCAAATACAACTGTCTTGGGGCTCAGCAGATGCGATTGCAAGAGTAATTGTGACAATTGCATATGATTATTGGGAAAAAATAAATGAATCGCCTCCAGAAGTAGAAGCAGCATTGAGAGATACTATGTCTACTCAAATACCAAGACTAAATGCAAATAGACGTTGATATGTATAAAATGAAAGGATTATAAAATGCCATTACCAAAAATTGATTTGCCTACATACGAATTTGAGTTGCCATCATCTGGCAAAAAAATAAAGTTTAGACCATTTTTGGTCAAAGAACAAAAAATTCTACTAATGGCGCTTGAAGCAGGAAAAGAAGCAGATGTTATCGGCGCCGTAAAACAAATAGTGACAAATTGCATAGTTGAAGAAAACTTTGATGTAAATGATATGTCAGCATTTGACATTGAATATTTTTTCATCAATCTTAGAGCAAGATCAATCGGCGAAAAAATGGCTCTAAATTTCAAATGTAAAAATATAGTAGAAGAAAAAGAATGCGGACATAACATGCAAGTTGAACATGACGTATTGTCTGCAAAAATTGAAAAACAACCAGATCATAACAAAACAATATTCTTTAGTAAAGATGTTGGTGTTGTCATGAAATATCCATCTATGAAACTTGCTGAAAATCTAGTTTTGAAGGCCAAGGCAAAACAAAAGAATTTATCAGAAACAGAAATCGCAATGGATATGATTGTAGATTGTGTAGATTATTTCTTTGAAAAAGATAATATCTTCTACATCAATGAAATGAGTCGTGAAGAAGTTAGAGATTACATAGAAAATATACCAAAATCAAGTTTAGATCAAATTGAAAAATTCTTTCAAACTATGCCAACTGTCAAATCGTTGGTTGAACATAAATGCGAAAAATGTGGATTTGAACACAAAATACCCATTGAAGGATTAATAAGTTTTTTCGGCTAAGCCTTGGTCATGAAACATTGATGAATATCTATAGTACCAACTTTGCAATGATGCAGCATCATAAGTATAGTTTAACTGAATTGGAACAAATGATACCGTGGGAAAGAGATGTTTACATTGTACTACTAGTACAATACATCGAAAAAGAAAATGAAAGACTCAAGCAACAAGCAGCAGAAACGAAGAGAAAATAAAAATGTCTATCAAACAACACATGGGTAAAAGTTATGCATTTGATGCATTGGCGCAAGGAAAAGGTCTTTGGAAAGAAATTACCAAGTCGGGCAAACTAGGAAGAATTGCAAAAAAAGAATTGCAGGATCGTTGGGGTAATCCAAATAATGAAGGTCAACTATTTAATAATTCAAGTCCAGCTCCATTATCGGGAAATTCCTCAAATGTAACAAAGATGGGAGGAATGATTAAAAATAAGGTTCCTTCCGCTAATAGACTTAAAACATTTGGTAGTCTATTGCAAGATCCAAATGAAACAGTATTGTCTGCGATGGGGAAAAGTATAAAACAACGTTTAAGTCCAGAAATATTAATAAAGAATCTTTTTGGAAGAAACGTAGGACTAATGGCTGCAAAAGCAATGGGCGCATCTCCAGAAAGAATAGCAACTGTAGCGGGTGGATTTGACGATACAGTTGCAAAAAAAAGTAAAACAAGTGCAATTACATCTCCTTTATCAAGTAGTGATAAAGCAAAATCTAAACCACGACTAACCGCTGATTTTCAAGAAGAGATGCTAAAAGAATTAAAGCTAATTCGTGTTAAGCTTTACGGCGAAAATACCATAGCAGTAAAGTTTTCAAAGAATTCTGAATCAACTAAAGATCTAAAAACAATTGCTGATTACTTTAAAGAAAAATCAAAAGAAGAAGACGTAGCTGCAAACTTTAGAGATTTTTCTAAGTCAAAAATGCCAATAGAAACATCGTCTGCTCCCACAGCAGCATCAGCTAGTGGAGAAAGCGGCGGAGGTCTTTTTGATTCTATTATTTCTATGTTTACAGGTGGTGGAGCTATAGCGGCACTTGCGCCAAAAATTCTAAGTATAATAAAAAAGTCAGCCAAAGCACTAGTTACAAAAGTTCCAATTATTGGTGCTCTAATTGCTGCAGCGTTTGGATTATGGGATGCATATAATGAATATATGGATAGTGGAGATTTTACTTCAGCAATAGGAACATTTTTTGAAAGTACAATAGATAGCTTAACTTTTGGATTAGCAAGTACACTTTTAGGCGAAGGTACAATAAAAGATTTTGTTAAAGGACTAGTTGATCAAATTGGTCCAGCATTTGAAAAAGTTTGGGAATGGCTTAAAGAATTTTGGAATGAATGGGTTGTCACACCCATTTCAAACATGTATGAACTTATAAAAGAAAAAGTTTCAGATGGACTAGATTGGGCTTCAAATGTAATTGATAGTACTTCTAAAGCACTAAAAACATTCTTTACTGAATCAATTCCAAACTTTTTCAATGAAAACGTAATTGATCCTCTAAAAAATGTTTGGGAAACAGTAAAAGAAAAAGTTGGAAATTTTAGTATCACAGATGTTGTATCAGGAGTAGCAAACACATTCTTAGAAAGTGCGACAAAATTAAAAAATTGGATAGTTGATACTTTAATAAAACCACTTACATCAATACCAGAACGATTAATGTCGGGTATTGGAAATGCTATGGCTAATATATTTGATATGATTGGCGGAATATCTTTTAAATTTGGAATACCAGATTCAGTCAAATCAATTCTTTCATATATTCCTGGTGCAGGAAGCATTGCAAACGCTCAAGGATTTGAATTTAAACCCTTTGAAAATCTTCTCGCCCTTGCACAAAAACTAAGAAATAGCGGAGGTGGAGAATCTGGAACTGAAACTGGCGGCAACACTCCTGGAGTAGCTACACCTACTGCAGCTACTGGTGGTACACCTACTGCAGCTACTGGCGGTACACCTACTGCAGCTACTGGTGGTACACCTACTGCAGCTACTGGCGGTACACCTACTGCAGCTACTGGCGGTACACCTACTGCAGCGTCCACATCGATGCCTACTGCACCTACCGCACAAGTAACGCCGCCTGCTATTTCTCCTGTACCACAAGCTAATGTTCCACCTATAGTCGCCAGTGCAAATGTGCCACAAAGAAATACAGGACAAGTAATACAAAACTCTGCTACTGAATTAACACAAAGACAAGAACAGCAACAACAACCAGTAGCACCAGTAATTGCACCAACAACAATAAACAATACAACCGTTGGCGGTGGCGGTGGCGGCGGAAATCAAAGAATGGCTCCAGTAAGAACCGATGATAATTCACTACAAAGAATAAATGACTTTATGGCTTTAGGAGCAATACCATAAAAAAAGAGGGGAGCTTTCACTCCCCTCTTTCGCTACTCGCTTAGTACTTAGTCCTCGCGAGCCAACTTCTCAAACAACTTCATGTCATCGTCTTCGTCGTCAGTCCAAGGAGGTGTCTCCTTTGATGCTGGCTTTTCATCCGATGCCTTGCTCTTTGAGGCAGCTGGTGCTCCGTCAAGACCAAGAACACGATTCAGCTTGGTCTTCAGCTCATCATAGCTCTTGAAGTGCTTTGGATCAAGGAAATCCTTGAGTGAATACTCAGACTTCCAAAGCTTCTCCAGCTTTGCATCATCACCATCATAAAGTGCAGAAGGCTTGTCGAACTCAGACTTGTCATAGTTCGGATAACCTTCAAACTTGCGAATCTTAAGCTTGAAGTTTGCGCCAGCCCAGAAATCAAATGGATTGACAGCCTTCTCGTCTTCAAACTGTGGATTCATTGCTTCGGTGATCTTGTCAAAGATCTTCTTGCCATACTTGAACAAAAAGACCTTACCCTCGTTGTCAGGATTCTTTGGATCGGAAACAACAAGGATGTTGGAGATATACTTCAAGCGACGCTTCTGTTTACGAGCAATCTCCTTGTTAGCCTCAATTCCAGAATTCCACAGAATCGAATTGTACTCTGAGACAGGATCCTTCTGGCCTAGAGTAGTCAGGGAGTTCTCAATGTACCAACCACCAGGTCCTTGAAAGCCATGATCAAAGACGCGAACCCAAGGAAGAGCATCGTCACCATCAGCAGCAGGCGCTGCAAGGAAACGAATCGTAGCAAAGCCGTTACCAGCCTTGTCAAGTTCTGGCTTCCAGAAACGAGTATCTTCCGATGAATTGGTTGCAGGTGTATTAAGCTTTTCTAGCTCGCGTGCCAGCTTGTCAATAGAACCGCTGGCCTTTTTTAGTGATGCAAAAGACATTGTATTTCCTTTCGTATGCGTTGTATGTTTCGTATTACATCTTGTTCACATGATGCATAATATTCACTATTATATATCATGCGTTGATTCAAAGTCAAGGAAAAAACTCGCTTTTCAGAATCTTTTTCATGTTCTTCAAATCAACTCGCTGCAAAACAAATGGAGCATATTTCTCGCACTTGATTGCAAACTTTGGCCAAATGATCTCATCATTTATTTTTCTCTTCCACATGGGAAGAAAATCGATGACACCATTTAGAATGACAAATGTCTCCATGGAAATTTCATTTCTCATGACCATTGTCAGTAACGGAGGATAAGAATCGCCAGGGACAAAAGCACGATCCAAAAAAACACCGTGTTCGTGCGACCAATCCAAAAGCTTTTTCAAGTCCTGCTTGAAATTATATGTGAGCGACTCCAGTCTCTTTTGATATTCGACTAGATTATCTGCAGCTTCTGGCTCAAGCAAATTCATTGACCACAACGAATCATTCTTGAGAATGTTCGCCAGAGTCAGGGAGATGAATTGATCACGATCATACTCTTTCGCCAATCGATAAAATGCAAATCTGTCGCGACGAGAAAGAAAAGCCTTCTCCGAAATCTTTACTCTACTCTTGAAAAAGTCAAATGACTGACGAGTAAAGTGAAGCTTGATCGAATGAAATAGCTTGTATGCTTCTAGAGCAACAATTTTCATACTGGCAATGTATTGCTTTTGGGTAAAAGATTGAGCTGTGACGCATCATATGCAATCTTGGCCTTCAATGAATGATTGATCAGATTTGTAACTGACTCAATCTCCAAAGAATTCATTTCGCAAAAATGCGTCACAGCATCGATATAGTTTAGATCCTTTTCCTTGACTATTTGCTCAATAGTCTTGGCAAAGGATAGCATTTCATCTTTTGTTGGCATTACATGGACCTCAAACGATAGAATATATGATCATCGATACGAACGGTGCGTTCAACTTTCTTCCACTTTGACCAATCAGGTCTCACATAATGAGCATGAAAGAAGACTGCACCCTTCGTTATATCTTCAATGCCATTATACTCTATGAGAAGTTCATTTGCAAGAGCAATCGCCTCAGCCCATGCAATTTTTTCGTTCTCGTTCGTTAGCTTGTAGAGGTTTCTTTTTCCCCTACCTTCACAGACCCAAGAGAATTGACAACCCTGATAGACAACGCCACAGATGGAGTCCTTCCATAGACCTGCATTGACACGATTGATTACAACGTATCCTACAGCGACTTTTCCATCAAGAGATTGATTGCGAGCCTCCCAATATATGGCTTTGGCTAGACACTCTCTCTCTTTTGGATCGACGTTGACTACTTTTGTCTCCTGCTCATCGGGCAATGGTTCATCTGGAACAAATGATAGCAACAAATGCTCGTATTCGTAAATCCTTTCATATCCAGGAATTTGCGCTACAGCAATTGAAGATGTATCATATGGATACAGTCTTGCACCAAAGAACCCTATGAGTAGGAATATTCCTACCATCAGAGTTTTATACATCAGTCGAAATCTCGTGTTGCCACATAAGAAACATGATTGGAACTTC